GATTCTAGAACACCTATAATAAGCCCTTCATTACTCATACAAGACAAATCTAACGAAAAAATATGAATAAATAAAATAAATGTGCGAAAAATATTTTTTTATGTCATTTATTATCAGTATATTGCAAAAGATTAATGTCGATCTTGTTCGCTACGCAGTAGCCCGGTGAGATTCCGGAAACGAGCGAAATAGCGGATGGGAGTGTAATCGACTACCAGGGGAGACAGAATATTCCTCAGGTATATAAAAAGAAGTTCTTAATAAAAGTTGAAGAAGAATATCGGTAGAATCCGACGGTGTAATCCCGCTAGAGCTCTTTAACCATAAATAAGATCGGAAAGTAATGTCACCAAGAAATATGAGTTAAACTCTAAAATTTCTCTATGCAACAAAATGAAGAAATAGAAAACATCGAAATAACAGAAGAACAGATACACGCTATTTATCTATTCTTATCCATGAATTACGATGAAATGACTATAGATGAAAAATTATACTGGCATTTTATATTAGAAAAAATAGATCCTGAATATGGAACAGAAGATTAAATTCGAATTGTATACACTACATGGATGTAGTATGTGTGCTCGCATTAAATACGCACTTGAATCTGAAGATTTGCTTTACGAAGAAATAGATTGTACTTCTTCTGATAATAAGAAGTGCGATACTTTGGAAGATAAGACCGATTGTGGTAGATATCCAATGGCGGTTATAAAGAAAAATGGAGCTACAACAATAATTCACACGTGTAATGATAAGAAGTCTACTTCTGGTGTAAATAAAAAGATAGTCGCTGACTCTGAAGATATGTTTATCCAGGAAGTTAAAAAGGTTTACTTTTAACAAAATAAGTTTATGAAAAAATTATCTGCTGAAGAGCTTCAATCGAGGCTGGAAAAGTTTTATTCTTACATTAGCGACTACATAATTGGTGATAGAAAAGATAAATTACTTGATTTCTATAAAAATAGAGAAGAGACGCTTATCCTTTCTCCCGCTTCAACAAAGGCACATCATCACAATTGTTTTGCTGGAGGTTATATAGATCATGTTCTTAGGGTAACTGAAGGAGCACTCATTGTCGATCGTCTTTGGGATAAGATGGGTCAGATTAAAAATTATACTATAGAAGAATTAGTTTTCTCAGCAATTAATCATGATCTAGGCAAATTAGGAACAAATGATCAACCATTCTATATCCCTAATGATTCCCAATGGCACATAGAGAAGCAAGGAGCATATTATAAGTACAATACTAATATGACACATATGAGAATAGCTGATCGTAGCCTATTCTATCTCCAGCAAGTTGAAATACCTGTTAATGAAAATGAGTTTTTGGCTATTAAGCTTCACGATGGTCTTTACGAAGAATCTAATAAAGCTTATTACATGCCATACGGTCATGAATATACGATTAAAACAAATTTAGTTCACATTCTGCATCAGGCTGATCTGATGGCGGCAAATATAGAATCACAAATAAACAATTAAAATGAGCACAATTACAAGCGCGGCCATTGTTTTATGGATAGTAACCATCATTGGATATGTTATCTATAATCTTTTTACTAAGAATAAGAAATTAGAACAAATGGTAATTAATCAACAAGTATATATTAATGATTTTTTGTCTATGGCAAAGAGTATTGATAAAGCAGCAGAACAAATTGATTCAAAAATATGGGTGCAATCTGATCCAGAATTTCTTCAGTTAATGGAAACTATTAAAGAGATTCAAACTTCTATTAAACAATACACAGAATCAAAATAAATTAATGCAAGAATTACTAGAAACAGCGGAGCAGTTGCTAACAAAGAAAGGAATTCCAAGAAAAAGGAAACCCAAAACAAAAAATAATTATTTTACTGAAGAGACTGAAGAGGCAATCTTAGAATATAGAAAGTGCACTGATCAAGCAGAAAGAAATAGGATATATAATAGTAGAATTCATTTTGGATTTTACAAGTTAGCTGAGAATATTATTCACACATTTAAGTTTTATTATACAGAAGTCGATAAAATAGAGGATTTAAAGTATGAGGTAGTATCTTTTCTTTTGCAGAAATTAGATCTTTATGATCAATCAAAGGGAAAAGCGTATTCTTATTTTGGAACTATAGCAAAAAGGTATTTGATTATCTATAACCAAAAGAATTATAAGAAATTGGTTAATAAGGTAGAGATTCCAAAAAACGAAGAGGACGACGAGAATTTCAAGCAAGCTGTAACAGTAGAAGAAATTCATGAACCTGATAGAGTAGCGGTATTAGAAAAATTGATAAAGATGCTTGACGATAAACTAATCGATATGTTTGATAAGCCAGAAGAGATTAGAGTTGCCTTTGCAATACTTGAGATATTCAAAAAAAGGGAAAACATAGAAATTTTTAATAAAAAAGCTATCTTCATCTATATAAAAGAAATGACAGATGCTCAATCTAATACCATCACCAAAGTGATTAAGCGAATAAAGGTATTATACGTAATGATATTAAATGAATATATTGAGAATGCAGACTATTGATATTTATTTCTAAAGTCTAGTACTCATGGAAGAAAATAAAGAGATATTTCAAGGAAAGACGATTTCCGATCTAGCAAAAGAAGTTTACGAGAAGCACAAAGAACAGGACATTACTATTAAACAGCGCATAGAGCAATTAGCAGACATGATTGAAAGTCCAGGAGATGCTATCGTAATAGTACCAATGCTAAAAGGATACGTAGATTCTAGTCTAAAGAACGACGAAGTTCTTATGAAGATGCTTCAGATATTTCAAAAGCAAGAAGAAAAGAAAGCTGCTGTAGAAGCTGCTGATGGACTTCTTACAGAAAAAGATATTGAGCAATTATTTAGTGAAGTTTCTAATTATAAGGTATCTAATACCGAACCAAAGCAAATAACAGAGAGCAAAGATAACAATGGCTAACGATCTTATATTTGGATCATCGCCCGAAGGTGGAGCGGGAAAAGTTAGTGGTCAATATTTTATAATTGGTCGTGTAACTAGTATTGTTTTAGGCGAATATCTTGACGATGGAAAAACAAATAATCCAGATTGGAATAATGAAGCAGATCTTGGGAAAATAGACTTTGAAATACTTTACACTGGATTGAATACTAATCGAGCAAATAAAGTTTCAAAAAGTGCTTGGCCTATATTTTCTTTTATAAGACAATATCCTTTAATAAACGAAATAGTTTATATAGTTTCTGGTCCATCTGATGGTCTTAATGACAATTATAAAAATCAAAAGCTTTTTTATTATCCTCCTTTTTCATTATGGAATGGTATAAATCATAATGCTTTTCCAAATATGGAACAGTATTCTGAGTTTTTAAAAGACTATTATCAAAAACCAGGATATGAAGGATCAGCTGCTACTGCGCCAGCTAAATTACCATTAGGAGCTACTTTTACTGAGAATGAAAGAGTAAAAACTTTAAAACCTTTTGAAGGAGATAGTCTAGTAGAAGGAAGATTTGGTCAATCTATAAGATTTGGAAGTTCTAATTTTTTTAGATCTGGAAAAGATAATTGGTCTCAAGGTATTGGAGGATTTGCTGGTGCAGGATCTATTGCTGGTGCTAATGGCAGTCCAATAACTATAATAATAAATGGTCAAGGAAGACCAACAGCAGACAATTCAGATAAATTTTCTACTACAATAGAGGATATATCTAGAGACGATTCTTCTATATATTTAACTTCTGGACAAGTATTAAGGACTTTAAATGTATCAGACATAAAAGGTGAAAAGTATGAATTTCCGTACAAAGGAAATCAAGCTTTAATTACATCTGATAGAGTAATGTTGTATTCTAAAAAAGAACACGTTTTACTTTATGCTAGAAAAAATGTAGGTATTGCAGCAATTAATGATATCACTCTAAACTCTGCAAATACACTAGTAACTTCAGATAAAATATTATTAGGAGATGCATTTGTCACAGAACAAGCAATGCTTGGAAATGTTTTTACTAAGCAATTAGTTAGAATGCTAGAATCTATATTTGAAGCTTCTACCCTTTTAAAAGGAGCATCTACAACTAATCCAGGAGCAGCTGCAATGAGTATAAGAGCTGCGGGTATAAAGATGGAAGAGTCTACTCAAATTATGATAAATTACTTAAATAATAAATATCACCTATCTAAAATAGTTAAGCTTAAGTAATGCCAGATAACGAAAATATATCAAAGCAACCAATAGCTATAGCTCTAATAGGCGGTAATCCAAATAAAACTGCTGTTGTTGCACCCTTTATTAAAGCGCCTACTGAAGCACCTAAAGTAGAAGTTAGACAGACTGGTAAAAGTATTTCAGGAGTTAGCTCTAACGCAAGAAAAGCTTTTGGAATAAAAGCTGGTCAAACTACTGCTACTGGATTAGAGAAGGTAATATTCATAGCAGGAGACGGAATATTAAAAGCTCAGTCCGCAGTAGATGGATTATTTTACGGTAAATTTCAATACACAGGAGATAATAAATTTAAAAAAGCAATAGATAAAGGAGTGGTAAATGTCTTAGACGATGTATCATCTGTAGATCTTTGTCAGATATTAAATTATGCTTTGCAACAAATACCAGGATCAAAGCCTTTCGATCCTAACGATATACCTTCAAATCCTGTGGCTTTTGCAAAATATAAGGTACAGAAAGCAGCTTACGATACACAATTATTCATAGATGGTTTTTATTCTGATTATACTGATTCAGAAGATCCTTCTTCGAAAGCTAAAAAAGTTTATAGAGTTATTAAGCAAATACAAGACGCATTTAAAGAAATTTCTGATCCTGAAGCTCAATCTGCATTAAGAGATCCTAGGTTAACTACAGCATTTCCTCAATTATCTGCGGTAAATACTTTTTTTGAAAAAGCTTTTAATGATTTCAATAGATATACAGATTTTCGTCAAATACCTTCTACTGATATTCAAAAAACAGTAGATAAGATAAGTAAAGTACGACAGTATTGTATTTTAATTCAAGGCTTAAGTACTCCTGCAAGTGGAATAGCTTTTGTTGATTCTGTATTTCCTAATGCAAATATTCAAGAGCAAATTCAAAAGATACAAAATCTTATAGATCCTTCTAGATTAATGCCTTTGCTAAAAAATATAACAGAGAGTTTAAAAAAGATTCAATCTGTATGTAACGTATTTGCTTCATTTATTACTTTTGGTCAATCTATAATAAAGATAATGACATTAATAATAAAAGTATTTAAAATAATTCTAAAGTTTTTAAAAGCTTTAGGCATTCCAAATACTTTTACAATTTTAGGAATTACTATAACTTTATCAGATGGTCATGCGAGCATAAAAGAAAAATTAAATGCTTTATTAGATAGATTAAGTCAAATCAATGTCCTCTTATCTTTATGTATAGGATTTTTATCTGAGGTTATTTTGGTAATATATGATATTATTGCTAAGATAAATAGAATGCTAGCTAGTCTAGAATATTGTGCTAACGCAGATCCAGCTATTATAAAAGATCTTCAAGATTCTAGAGA